CACAGTTTTGAAATTGTAAATGAAAATCAATAAACACGACTCCCTCGAACAACTTTTAATTCTCAAGGAAATCTGTAACAAAATTTATATTGCTCGAAACATTTCACTGGATAATGAAGGAGTGATCGCTCAATTGGAACTTATCGATAATCTATTTAGAGAAGAAAATTTAAATTAAATGAAATTAAAAAACAGATTCAACCACCGCTTCGATGAGCCTGATCTAACCAAAAGGAATTGGGTAGAAAATACCGACATCGACGAAGAGTTGAAAAAACTAGAAGCATTGTTTGAAGGTGAAATAATCGTCGAAGAATTGTATATTCGTCATTGGCTGTATTGTGCTGCTAGTTCTCCTTCTGACCAAGCCACATTTGAAGTTCAAGATTTGGTAAAAGAGCTTGACTCTGCCAGTGCTGGTGATATAATCCAGATCTGGACATTATCATGTACTCAGCCAGAATACATTGAACTGAGATGCCCGAATCAAGATGGATTGTTCCCAACCAAAGGAGCATACTAATAAAACGTTAATATAGAATAAAATTATGAGAATCTTTAGGCCATTTTTCTGGAAGTATGATGTGTTGTATCCGCTTTGTGCTTGGTTCAATCCCCGTCAAAAGTGGTTAACCAAACTCATCCCAAATCAATGGATGGACAAACCAGAATTGATCAAAGACATTCTATTTGCCTGTCTCGTTCATTATGTTGAAGAAGAAAAGGGCATCAACAGCTGCGAGTTCTACGAAACAGATTATAAAGAAGGCCACATCAGCAAGGAGTATTTGGATCATTGTATTGAAGTAAACACAGATCTCCAAAATATTTATAATTACATTAAAACTGAAAGACCAAAATTTGAACTGGTGATTGAGCGAGAATGGAAAACGAATTCTCGTATTGCTATCAAAATGGAATCTGAAATGACCGACAAGGATGTGTGGGCTATGACCACCATTGTTAAATACTCTCCCTATTTATGGACTTAAAGAAACTAAAAACAATAATTTAATATGAAAATTAAAAGATATAAAGTCGAATATGATTCAATCTCTCACACCATTTTTGGTGTGGAATGTGATAACGGTAGATTCGTAGAATATAAGGATTACGAATATCTGTCTGATTACTGTGATCGTCTTGTTGAAGTGGGTAAGCTACCTTGCCTACCTAAAGATCTTGAAGTGCTTAGAAAAGCTAATCATGATTTTGCTATCGAAAACGCTCATCTTCAGGGTATTATTGAAGATTTGAAAGGGCAGCTTGAAGGTATGGATAAGAAGTGGGAGTGTGCTGTTGATATGGCAGCACAAGCTGAGTTAGCTAAAGAAGAGGCTCTCAAACTGAGAGATAAGTGGCACGCTAAGTGGATGAATTCTCGTCATGAGTGTCATGCTAAAATCGATGCTCTTATAGCAAGGCTTGATGAAATCGGAAGTGAAGCATAACATTTATGAGAATTGAACTAGAAGAAACCTTTGAAGAGTATTTGATGTCTAAATATCCCGAACTCTTCCCACGAGATGAACAGGGAAACACCATACCTTCATCTTGTGGAGTTGGTGGTCGGGAAGACTGGAGGGATATTATTGATAATCTGTGTGGTGCTATTGTTCAATATACAAAAACATCATTCAAATCGGAAAAAAATCCTAATAAACTAATTAGACTTTGGTACTTCCTTTGGACTAAACTGTGGAAACCAATCCATAATAAACTATACACTATACTTAATCCTTATAATAAGTATGCTCCCAAGGATTCCAAGGGGAGTTGGCTAATTCGTAAAGATGTTCAGAAAAAGGTTGAAGCTAGTAGAAAGGAAAAAATCCGAAAGAAGCTTTTTCACTTGACTTATTATGTTCTATGTCCTAAAAATCCTTTCGTCAGTAAACCTTCATGTCCGAAAGTAACCATCGCTCAAATCAAATCCAAATTCGGGGGATTGAGATTTTATGTTGATGGTGCTGATGATGCTGTTCATGGCATGATTCGGTTTGCTGAATATCTCTGTGAACAGGAGACAAAAAAAGAATAAAACGTTAGAGTAGAATCAAAGGAACACTAATATAATATATAAAATGAACGATCAATCAATTCTAATTCACGGCGATAACCACGGCAGTTGGGATCGTCTCTTTAAAAAGATCGAAGATGCTGATATCACTGATTGTATTTTGATTGGTGTTGGAGACACTGGGATTGGATTTAAAACCAATGAAAAACAGCTTCGTGAAATTGAATTTCTGAACAATAGATTTAAAAAACGCAATATTAAGTATATGACTATTCGTGGAAACCATTGTGATCCTACATACTTCTTTGGAACTGTCAAACTGTCTAACTTTGAATTAATCCCAGATTACACCTACCGTGAACTGAATGGAGAAAACTTTTTGTTTGTTGGGGGAGCGATCAGCATTGATCGTAAGATGAGAACCCTCAACTCCACATATTGGAGGGATGAAGTGTTTGTTCTAAAGCCAGAACTGGTGAAGAAGTGCGATGTCTTGATTACACATAGCGTTCCCACATGGAATGGACCATTTTCTAAACAAGGTCTTGAAAGTTGGTGTATCAAAGATGTTCATCTGTGGGACGATTGTAAGAAGGAGCGTCGAGATCACAATAAGCTCTTAGATTTGTGTAATCCAAAATATCACTATGCTGGACACATGCATATGTCAAGTATAGTCAGTAATAATGGCCGTGTTTCAAGAATTCTTAATATTGATGAGATTGTTGAACACAAGCAAATCTCCAGAATGACCGTAGCATAATAAAACGTTAGAGTAAACTCTGATCATGGAAACATACAAGACATCTTTCGAGGTTTACCTCCCTGCCACATCATTCTGTAAAACCACAGGAAAACCAGAAAATGCCAAGTATATCAAAACAATCATGATTGATGTTTATGATGATTTTGGATATCAGCTGTTGACACCTCAAGCCCATATTGATATTGACAGAGAGCGTATTCTAGCATATTTTGCTGAACTGATACACGATGACATGTGGGTAGACATTCCCAACAAACTCTTCAACAACAAGAAACCCATTGATATGATTAATGATGCTGATGGACAGTTAGAACTTATTAAATTCATCATCTCTTTGAGAGACAGTTCCAATGATTAAGAGACCCGCTGTATATTATTATTATGCTTACAAGTCAGAAGATGGGACTGTTTTATCACTACCAAATATCCCAACATCTCAAAGTGTTGAACAGTTGAAGAAACTCTACAACATGTATAAGGATAATTTGAGTGGTAATTTAAAATCAAAACAACACATCATCATCGAAGTCACCACAACATACAAAGAAATCAAAGAATAAAAAAATATGACCCCACAATACATCGTAATCAACTCAAGCGGAAGCAAGTTTTACTACAAGGACAGAGAGATGAAGATTTTCCATCGAGAAGATGGTCCAGCCTTATCTTATAGACATGGAGACAAGCTATGGTATTTAAATGGACAACCACATCGTGAAGATGGACCTGCCGTGGAATATTGCTCAGGTGAAAAAGCATGGTATTTAAATGGAAAGTTACTTTCCAAACGAGAATTCCTCAAGCGTACTGCTAAAGAAATTGTCTTGACTATGGATGAAATCGCTGCCAAGTTTGGTATCGAAGTTAGCAAGCTCAAGATCGTTAAGTAAATAAATAAAAAATATGACACCACAATACATCGAAATTGACAAAGACAACAATAAGTCTTACTACAAGGATAAAGAGATGAATACTCTTCATCGTGAAGATGGACCTGCTCTTGAATACGCTGATATTAGTAAATCTTGGTTTCCTAATGGAAAAGCATGGTATCTGAACGGAGTATATCTTACCGAGCAAAACTTCCTTCTTAAAACTGCTAAGGAAATTGTCTTGACAATGGATGAAATTGCTGCTAAGTTTGGGATCGAAGTTAGCAAGCTGAAGATCGCTAAGTAAAAATTATGAACACAACTCCACATATTCAAGAAATAGAATTTAGAATGATGACAGATGAACAATATGACCGTCAAATCAGTGAACTAGCTGATTATCTATGTGGTATGAGTTGTGGAACCGCTGTAGATGTCGTCGTGAATTATGTTAAACGACCAGACTGTTCTAAGCATCAACTCCATCGTTTGATCGAAGAGTTGCAATCCCTTTATAAAACGTTAAAGTAAGATAACAACATGAACAAAATCGCAAGCGTAGAAAAAATCAAAGATGTAATCCATCATCCAAACGGTGATCGTCTGGATATCGTCACTGTGTTGGGATACCAATGCATCACCCAGCGTGGATTGTATAATCCCGGTGACATTGTGATTTACATTCAACCTGATAGTATTCTTCCTGAATTGGAATGGGCTGAAGATTACCGTAAGTATAGTCCAAAGCGTATCAAGGCCGTAAAGCTTCGTGGATCATGGAGTGAGGGGTGTCTGGTGAGTAAGAATTTGTTGGAGGGTGTTATCGACACCTCTATTTTCAATTCGACCCAAATTGGTAATGATGTTTCCCATCTACTTGGAATCACTCATTATGAACCACCAGCACCGCAAGAGCTTAATGCAAAGGGATTCCTTCCTTATGGCATTGGTAAAACTGATGAAGAGCGTTGGGAGAACATGGTGGAGCTTCTTCCTCTAGGCGAGCCAGTTGACATCACTTTGAAGCTTGATGGGCAAAGTTGGAGCGCGTATTACAAGCTAGACACTGATGAATTCGGTGTGCTTGGTCGTAATATGGAATACAAGCTGGATTCTCACAATAACTACACTGCTCAAATCGAGCGGTACGATATTGAGAACAAGCTGAAAAATTTCTGCAAGCGGCACAATGTATCACTGTGTATTCGTGGAGAATCTTATGGCAACAGCATTCAAAAGGGAAGTCATAATCCTCATAGCAGCAAACCCGCTGGTCTTGCTATCTTCAGCGTGTATCTCTTAGATGACCGCAGGTATGCTCGTAGAGGAGATAAGTTCTATTTCCCAAATGTCTGTAAAGAAATGGATCTTCCGCATGTTCCAATCATTCAACAGGATGTCATTCTGACTATGGATCTCATTAATTACTATTCTTCTGAATTGGTGCTTATCGACGGTGATTCGTTTGAGGGCGTCGTTGTTAATCATTCTGCGTTCACCAAAGAAATTGAAATTGACAAAGGAGAAAGTTCTGTTAAAGTTAAATTTAACGGACCCGCTGGATCATTCAAGATCATCAACAAGAACTACGATGCGAAGAAGTGACAGCTCGATCCGCTTAAATACAATAATAATTCATGAATGTAAAACAACAAATACAAGAAGCCCGTAATAACGGAATGTCTATCAGAGAGATTTCAAAACAATACGGAGTGCCGCGAACAACGGTGTTCGATTGGACCAAGGAAAAGACAGCACCTGCGTCGTCTGGTTTTGTGAATGAAAATCTTCAACGAGAAAAGCCCGAAAAGTTCTCGAAAACTTCAGATGAAGTATTGGAGTTTCTCAGCAATCTAGCGCCAATCAAACTGGATAAGAAGGTTGTTAGAAAGTCAGCATCATCATCTAATTCAGATTATGCTGTTGTTATTGGGGATATGCACTTTCCAAAACATTGTCAGAAAACGATTGATATCTTTCTGCAAGTAGTTGAGGAACTATCACCATCCAAGATTATCCTAAATGGTGACACCATCGACATGTTGGCAGTTTCCAGATATCCAAAAGATATTCGAAACAACTATAATCTTCTTGATGAACGCAAAGCTTATCATGAATTCCTATCTGATCTGTTCAGCGTTACAGATTATGATACCGAAATCTTAGAAGTAAACGCAAACCACAGTGGTAATGATGTCACTGGTCGGTGGTGGAGATATCTCTCTGAACGGATCAGCGAACTTGCGTCTCTTCCTGAAATCCGACAAGTGCTTTCATATGAAAGCATCTTCTTGGCTGAATATGCTGATTCTGTCAAGCTTGTTGACTATGCTAATATCACAGATGACTTTATCATTCTACACGGTGATATCGTTCGAAAGAATGGTGGATATTCTGCCCGTGGCATGTTGGACAAGTTTAACATCTCACTGATGCATAACCACACTCACCGATTTGGTTCAACTGCTCAGAGAATTCCGGGAATCGCAAACCGAAAAGACAGGCAGATCTTTGCTTGGGAAAATGGCTGTGCTTGTGATCTCAATCCTGTATATGCATCTTCTCCAAACTGGCAGAACGGTTTCAGCATCATTGGATATGATAAGTCAGACGAACCACAATCATACTCCGTTGAGCAAGTAATGGTGAATGATGGGGTTGCCACAGTAGGCACTCTTGGTCGGACTATAAGAGCATATTGATTAAATATGTTAATGGATAGTTTTGAAATGTTCTTTGAGCGTGTTAAGAATCCTCTGCGTAAAGCGGAGGTTTCTAAAACAACGAAAAATAAATCGAGTATTGTCAAAGGCTTAGTCACGAAGGCTAAGAACAAGCCATCTTTTCAGGAATACTCAAAGAACTTTCCAACCAGAGCATCCAAGAATATAGAGAACATTGAAAATAAGTACAAGTCTAAATTATTTAGACCATCCTTAACACCGGACAAATATGTGAAAGTAAATATCAAAGGGTTTGATGTTTACTTTGACAAAAATCTTCCGGTGGTGAATGATGAATCATCATTCTATAAAGCGCAACGAATGTTGAGGGGAACACTTCACAATGCACTAGTTCAATACATCAAAGGGGTTGTTCCCATCAGGAAACCTAAAATTGTAATAGCTGATCTAACTGGCGAAGACGCTAGTTATAGCGCAGGTAGCTCAACACCAGCGTATTATTTCAATCGTTTGATATTTATTGACGAATATAAAATATCTGACTCAGCATTATTCGCACATGAGTATGCTCACTACTTAGCTGACAGTGTTGGAACACAAAGCCGTCCAGTGTTGATCAAAGCATACAACGATATGATAGAGGCTTATTACAATAAGCTATCAAAAAAGAAAATTGATTTACAAGATCGCCAAACAGATTCCAAGTGGAAGGCTAGAAATAAATTAAGAGAAAGAAAGAAAATAGCAAAAGCTATTGGGTTTCCCGGTGAATATGGATTGAATAACTTCGATGAGTTCTTTGCTGAAATCATCACAAATTGGAATGAAATGCCAAAGAACTCATCAACATATAAATTTAAACAAGCTGTTAAGAATGTAATTAATAGAGTATGAAGACGAATAGTAAATTCAACTATGGTAAGTACATTATCGAATATAGGCTTACGAAAAACGAGCCGATTTCTTTTCTTAAAAAGAAAATCGATAATGTAGATCTTGCAATGCAAGAGTTCGACAAATTAAAAAACAAAGGATACCACGACGTTTTAATCAGAACAAACAACCAGTAAATGAACAAGAACAAATACGAAGCCGATATTAATAATTATTATTTCATCATGACCGAAGCAAACACGATTGAGGTTTGGTCTGATAAAGATAGTGAATATCCATTCAGCTATATATATGTCAAAGAGGGAAGTATCAAGTCCGAGAAAGATTTCCATTATGAAATCAGCGACTTTTTCCTCAAGAACTGCTCGCTATAAATCTCAATAAAACGTTAGGGTAGCATACAGACATGCAACTTGACCATCAACGAATTGGATTCACTCGTATCAGCGATGTGAATATTCCAGACAGCTTTTACAATCGTCTAAAAACTGGAGAAGACGAAATTGATACCATCTTCGGGGATGGTATCCTACTTGGATCGACGATGACAATGATTTCTGATCCGGGTGTTGGTAAAAGTATCTTTTGCCGAACAGTTCTGGAAAAGCTTGGGAATGCTGGATACGATGTTGGTTATGCTTCTGGGGAAGAAGACATCAATCAAATTGCATACAGTGCAGCGTCTCTTGGCATCAAGAATCTACAAACTGCTACAATCACAGACATCGACGAATTGTGTGATGCTATGGAACAGTTTGATGTATTGGTGATTGATAGTTTCCAAACGATCACCACCAAACGAGATTTAAACTCACGAACAAAAGTTCAATACTTTTGTAATAGTATTGTAAAAAGTGCAAAACAACATAACTGTGTTGTTATTGTGATTGTTCAAAAAACTTCAAGTGGGGAGATCCGAGGAGGTACGACACTGCCATTCGCTGTGGATGTTAATATCCGTATCCTTAAAGATACCGAGGTCAGTGAGGAATTCCGTTTGATCGAGGTTTATAAAAATCGGTTTGGACGCACTGGTAAGTATGAAATGGAAATGACATCATCTGGATACATTTTCAAGGGGGTGTATGTCGAGCCTGAACAGCCCGCAAAGGTCGCCAAGATCTCCATCTCAGAACAGCGCAAGGAACTGATCCTGTCGATCACAGAACCTCCTCTCATCACTGTGGATAGGGTCATGGAAGAGATCGGGATCGCATACCAAACCGCAGCGAACCTGTTACGAGAGCTTACATTTGAACGAAGACTTAAAAAGTATGGTCGAGGTGTGGGTGCGATCTGGAAAAATGTGGAAGTTAAACAAATAGAAATTGAAGAATTGTGTGAGCAAGAAGAATCTTGAAATACCGTTCTCTTTAGCGGAAGAGAACTTGACATTATCAGAGATCGGTGCTATAGTGGTGCTGATGGCATCTCCGAGTATATCATGGACTGCTAAAAAACTTTGGGACAATGACAGGAATTTTACGAAAACTATTGAGAGTTTGCAACGTCAAAAGATCATTTCCATTGATCTGGACGGATCTATTGTTGTTGATTTCAAAGGTGAAAAAGTTTCTACCGAAACTAACTAAGCACTCTAATTCCGAGAAGGTAATTTGCATCATCATGCTTTGCACAGCTTTGATATGCATCTGGTCCCTGAAAAAAATTATAAAACGTTAGACTACACTAAGAACATGAACATCACAAAAGCGCTAAGCATCCTAAAAGACGGTCTGGTCAGCGATCAAGACATTCTTGATCAAATTCAGACATTGTTGGAAGAAGTTTCCAATTTCGCATATGTTGCTGGGATTCGGGATTCTGACAGCACAGACCAAGTATTCACCGCATACGGCACAACTCAAGACTGGTAAGATATGATTAATATGATTAATTACACTAAAGGAGATCTTCTAAAAGAATACAATCAAAGTGCATGCGATGTAATCGCGCATTGCACGAATACATGCGGGGTCATGGGTTCCGGCATTGCCCTTCAAATCAAAAATGAAATGCCTGCTGTTTTCGATGCATATAAGTATCACGAAGAGTGCAATGGTCTTAAACTTGGCACAATTTCTTATGCCAAGATCGGTAAAGGTATTGTGGTGAATCTACACGCTCAAAACCTATATGGTTACGATGGTTCTCGCTTTGTAAATTACGAAGCTATCTACGAAACCCTTCGACAAACCAAAGAAGTAATGATCTCTAAGAATCTTAAAACTCTAGGAGTTCCTTATAAGATGGCGTGTGATCGAGCAGGAGGTGATTGGAGGATCATCGAAACCATGTTGAATGTTATTTTTGAGAACAGCGGTATTGATATTCTTGTAGTGGAATACGCACCATAATATGAAATACAAAATCCAAATCACAGACGGTTGTGTAGCAGGTGGTACCACCATCAATGGAAAGGATTGGAGTGGGGAGTATATCCCTACTACAATGAATGAGGAAGAGCGTAACGACTTCTTCAAATATCTGATGGGTAAGATTGAAGAAGAGTATAATGACGGTTCGATCCATATCGATAGTTTGATTTCTCTGTTTCATTACGATGATTATCATTGCAGTAGTCCGTGTGATCAGTGTGGTGACTCTGTAACCACAAGAACATGGGAATTATAATATAGTATGAAAAAGATTTACATTCATAGTGGTAAAGGCTGCTGGCTAGGTTCCAAGGTTATTGTTGTCGCTTCAAGCAAGGAAGAAGCTGAAACTTTAATCTCTGAAGTTTTGATATCCAATGGTTTGAAGGAGCCATTGAATATTGAAGAGATGTCGATTAAAAATAATTTGGTGATCTATACCGACAATGTAGACTATTGAATGAGAACAGACACAACAATTTTATCCCAGTCTTTACGTATCATTGTTAATGATTTGATTGATGAAGAAGGAGTTGTAAGTGGCGCTATTCTTGAAGCTGCTGATCGGTTGGATGAACTGCATGGCGACAACATCCATTTGAATGCCCAAAACAACAAACTAAAATCTGATATTGAAAGATTGAATAATAAAACGTTAGGCTAGAATCGAAGGAACAACGATACAATAAATTATGAAAGCACTGATTGAAATTCTTGAAGCTCTGCTATTAGTCTCAACTTTCCTTTTCACGATTTGTCTTTTCATGGCACTGTATTATATCGGTGTATTCGTTGGTGAAATGATTCTGTGGGGGATTTACTGGTTTCAACAACTCTAAAATATATTATGATAGACGACGACTGGAATATTTATGAATCTCTCAAGGATGAAATTGCTGAACTGAGACGTAGTAACCGTAGACTATATTATTTGCTGAATGAGATCATGGATGATATTCAATACGAATACGGATTCGACAGTCCTGCATTTGCCAAACTTAAAGAATTCTTTGACGAATGAAAACCGATAGAAGATTTTACGATAAAGAAGATTTTGACGCTAAGTTAAAGTGTAAAATCAAAACATCAGGTTACATCCGATACATTCCAGAATACTCTCTGAAACAGTATCACAAAGATGATCGGGATTCTGTTAAAGAACAAAAAGAATGGTTTACCAAAAGCTGGAACTGGTGGGTTGATCCTGCTGGAAAAATCATTCCTGCCTATGAAATGCTAGACAAGTTGAAGGAAGAATAAACATATGAAACCAGAAGAACAACGAATCGCAATCGCAAAAGCCCATTTAGGTTACGAAGACTTTGATTGGTTAGTATGGTGGGACGAAGAAACTATCCCATTTTGGACAGGTCGAAAACTTCACGGCGCGTCAGGCGACAACGAATGGGAGCCAGTTCTCGATTACCTGAACGATCTCAACGCAATGCACGAAGCGGAAAAAACGCTGAAGAATCTAGATTTATATCGAAAGTTTCTTTATCTAATTGTTTTGGAAGATCTACTAAACACCTCAAATGAGCCAGCGTGGGCAACCGCTGCCCAACGCGCTGAAGCTTTTATTCGTACAATCGGTAAATGGAACTCTGATATAATTAATAAAACGTTAGAGTAGAATAACACCATGCTAAGCGGACTTGGAAAAATCCATGTGGATAAAAAGGCTCAGCGGATTGTGGTGGATCTCTCCAGAGATTTCATTCCCTACTATCTGTGGCTCATCAAGAAAGAGTATTGGATTGATTTACAGGCTCCCATGCATTATGGTCACATCACTCTAGCCAACAAGAAACTCTATACAGGTGTAGACTATCAACAAGCCGCTGATAGTTATCATGGACAGATTGTGGACTTCATGTATGATGTCAACGCTGTAAGAGGTGGCTACACCAAAGGATTTGTCATGTTCTACTTGAAGGTTTATTCTGAAGAACTTGATGACATCAAAAGAAAACTTAACATTGTAGATCGTTATGACTACAGAGGTCTACACATTACTCTTGGCAACTCTAAAGCGGGCCTGAGAACATATTGGCCCGAAATGATTGAAATTAAAAAATAATATGAAAACCGTAATTCTGCTCCGCTCTGTATCTGGTGCTGGTAAAAGCACTCTTGCCAATCTTCTTGCTTCCAATGAACGTTGGGTTAGTGTTTGTGCTGATGATTACTTTACTGATATCAACGGTAATTATAATTTTGATGCTAGTAAACTGGGGGAGGCTCACCGCTTGTGTCAGGAAAACTTCATGTATTGGTTGGACAATGCTGTTGTTGGTATCATCGTTGCTAATACCAGCACCAAAGAACGAGACTTCTCTTTCTATGAAAACGCTGCCAAGGAAGCTGGAGCTATGTTTATCTCCCTTGTTGTCGAGAATCGTCATGGTAACAAGGACATTCACAACGTGCCTCAGAGCGTCCGTGAGATGCAAGCTGAGAACATCAAGAATTCTCTCTTGCTTCTCTAAGGAACTCTGATAAAATTAATAAAACGTTAGAGTAGAATAAGAGCATGCTACGATACATCACAACCGATACGATGGGAGATAAATTCTTCTTTAAAGACAAAGATCGTCAAATTCTTCATCGTGAAGACGGTCCTGCCATCGAGTGCCGTAAGGGTGAGAATTTTTGGTTTTTAAATGGGGTTGAAATTTCTGAAGAAGAGTTCAATAAAAAAGTCAAAGGAACAACGCTATAATATACATATGAACCTGCCTGATCCAGAATATTTCTCATTTAAAGAAGGCGAAGTCGCTGGGGATGAATGCATCCTAATCACTCCTAGCAATATCAAGTGTAAGTGGTCAGAAGAAACTTTAAAGTTTCGTTCTTTGCTCATCAGAAAGTCCGATCATAAAATTATCAGCCGTGGTTATGACAAATTCTTTAACTATGGTGAACAACCTGATCTGGATGTATTTCCTGATGGTCCTTTTGATGTCATCGAAAAGAAGGATGGCTCCCTGATTATTTGGGGCGTTTACAAGGATGTTCTTATCCATAGAACCCGTGGCACCTTTGATGCCAGCAACATGCCTAATGGTCATGAAATTGAATTCCTGAAGAAGAAGTATCTTCAGTTGATCGTAGCAATCTTTAATAATAGACAATACAGTTTCCTGACCGAATGGCAGACCAAGACTAATATTATTGTTGTTAATGAAGTTGATGAACCTACCCTCAATCTGATCGGAGTTATCAATAATGAAACTGGAGAACTTATTCCTCAAAAAGAACTTGATAAGATTGCTGAAGTTTGGGGGTTGGCTCGTCCTGTTCGTTATCATTATAATTCATTGGCTGAATGTGTCGCTGATGTTGACTTGTGGAGAAACAAGGAAGGTGTTGTTGTATATTCTGAAGATGGTCAACACCTCCGTAAGTGTAAGTCTGAATGGTATAGAGCGTTACATGCTCTGGCAACTGGTATCAAAACCCCTAAGCATGTGATGGAGTTGTTTCTAGCATCTCCTAAGTTTACTTCTGGGGATGAGTTCTACAAGTATGTCGAAACTACTCTGGATTATGAAATTGCTGAAAAGATCAAGCCAGAAATCAACATCGTTGTTCAGGCATATAATAATTATCTGGTTAAAGTGGATAAAATTATTGAACTTGTGGACAGTTTCAGATTTGTCGAAACTCGTAAAGAATGTGCGATGCTGATTACTTCTCGTTATAAAGACTGGAGAGCGGGTTGTTCATTCACTTTGCTTGACAATCGAGAAATCTCTGATAAAATCCTGAGCAATGCAGTTTTCCAAGAACTCAGCGCTCTAACAAACATATGAAACTAATACTAGCAACCTCTAAGTTCTGTGGTCCATGTCATCTTCTCAAGCGAAAGTTACAAGATGACAATCTAGAGGTAGAGACAATTGAGATGGAGGAAAACACTGATAAGTTTCGACATTACGGTGTAAGGGCAGTACCTCGTCTTTTAATCGTAGAAAACGATGAAGTAACTGAAGTGATTCAAGGCAGCGACGATATCATTAAAAAAATTAAAGAACATGCTAAAGATTAAAAAGTCTCGTAAAGATTACAACAAGATCAAGATCAACTCTGATTTCCATTACGGACATGATAGGGATTTCCTATATGGTCCCCGTGGATTCAGCAGTGGTAAAGAACACTCTGATTGGAGTGATGCACAGATTGCTTCATTAGATCCTAATGATTTGTTAATCTGTCTTGGTGATGTCGGATTGGGTATTGGTGCTGCTCCTATCATTGATTTCATTGAACGGATTCCTTGTGAGACTCTGATGGTGTGGGGTAATCATAACTCTGGTGTTTATCAGGCTTATAAGAACAACCTGCCTCTTGGGTTTGAAAATCATGAAATCTACCCTCTAAGAATCGCTAAGAATGTCACCATGATGGGAGAGTCGTTTCTTCTTGATGTGGATCGAGATAGGTTCTTCTGTACTCATATGGCACCTCTGGTGTTCCATGATCAGAACAGGGGTCGTGTTTGCTTGTGCGGTCATTCACACAGCAATCTAAAGCAGATCAATCCTGATCGGGATGATTTTGGAAAAATCCTTGACTGTGGAGTTGAGAATGCTAAGATGTTCAACGGCACTGCGTTCTTCGACATTGATGAAGTCGTGGATATTCTAGCGAAAAAGAATTCTTCAAAATTGGATCACCACTGATTGACAAACCGGGTCGGTGTAATAGAATAGCATTTATGGAACAGGAACAAGAACAAGATGAAACAGACAGAAAACTAATAAAAATTGAAAATCAACTGAATACGATTCTAGAAAGAGAAGTATATACAGAAGAAGAAATCATCAAACAAGAACAAGATTTAGCAAAACTAAAAAAGAAAGTCGATAAACTTATGTGCGAACTTGAAGTGGAACACTTCTTGTTAGCAGGTCCAATGGGAGCAGATCCAGAATAAAAATTTATGAAAAACAACAAGAAAAACAAACAGTGGCTACGCAATCGCAATCAACGCAAGAACCCTAAGATCTTTTCTGCCAAGTTCGTGCAGAATCCTGATGGGTCTTTTCATATGATTGGCGGAGAAACCATGGTTCTAGAGCGACTCAACCAACACTCATCAAATTGGGTTCGTGTTGATACTCGCGATTTCACATGTGAGCTTCGTAACAATGCTATTGTAGCACTGTAAATTCTTTCGGCGTGATGTAAGGAGCATGGAGGATGTTGAGTGTCCTCTTGTCTTGGTTCAAGACCAAGCGCCGAAATCTTAATAAAACGTTAGAGTAAGCTACCGACATGGCAAACGCACCCCGCTTCGGTTTAGTATGTATCAGCGAAATCCTCAAGGATAAAAAGATCGCTTTTCAAACAATGACTCGCAAATCTTTCAACTCAATGAGTAGAGATGCAGCTATTGTTCAGCTTTCTAAGAAAATTCTCAACAATGCAAAAGTTACTGGTCAAGCTATCGTTCAATGTGCATCGACTGGTATTTCGCATTACCGAGTTTCTTCTTCTATTTTTCCACTGATCACAGATGCAACTCTTGCTCTGTCATACGATGACCTTCCTGATTATATCGCAATTTGCGATGCTCTAAAGTTTGCAGGTAATCATGCTCGTAGGGTTGGGGTTACTCTTTCTTCTCACCCAGATCAGTTCAATGTGTTGGCTTCTTATACTCCAGACACAGTTCGTCGTAGTATTAAAGAACTCAATCATCAAGCATGGGTTCTTGATACCATGGGTTGCGAGCAAGATTTCTCTACTCCCATGTGTTTGCATGTTAGTAAGAATCCTGATCTAAATGCAGAAACTATCACTGATTACCGCAAGCGGTTCCTTGCAAACTTTGCAGAGTGTGATCTTGGAGTTCGCGGTCGTCTCGTTCTTGAAAACGAAGACAATGGTTACTGGAACTGTGCAAACCTTTACGCACTGTTTGGTTCATCATTCCCTCTTGTGTATGATAATCTTCACAATCAATGCAATCCATCTGATCGTTGTTACATTCAAGACTTCAAAACCACATGGGGATCATTTGTTCCCGTGTTCCACCTAAGCGAAGGTATCTGTGGTTCCCGTAGCCACAGCGACTACATCACCAATATTCCAGAATGCGTTCTTAATAATACAGACTGCATTTGGGAAGTTGAAGTCAAGGCCAAAGACAAATGCATTCTCAAACTAATCACTGAAATCTGCAACCTCCAATAATAAAACGTTAGGCTACACTAGGCACATCAACCACAACAACCTATGAAAACTGGAATCACATCATCACCTTCAATTGCTTCGGAAGAACTGGTAAAAAGCACCATGGGACTAGCTGCGGAAAGCTCAGATATGTTTTCTTACTTCCTTCGGGATAAGATTTACACTGATAAGATGCTTGCGTGCATTCGTGAATATGTTTGTAACGCAATCGATGAACATATTAAGTATGATATCAATCGTCCAGTCGAGATCCGTATTGATAAGGATGACGACAATAATCCCACATGGAGTGTTCGAGATTATGCAAATGGTCTTAGTGAGGATAATATTCGAAATATTTTTGGAATGTATGGCCGATCAACCAAAACAAAATCAAATGATTTGATTGGATGCTACGGAATCGGATCTAAAGCGGGACATTGCTACACTGATACCTTTTATGTAAGGTCTTGGTTTGAAGGTGTATGCACTCTTTATGCTTGTGTGCTGGGAGGTGGCAGCAAGGGTGTTCCTGTCGGGGAGATTTATAAGATCGACGAACAGCCTACATCAGAAAGCGGTATTGAGATCTCTTTCAATATCAAAGATTCTGATACATATAGCTTCTCTGATAAAACTGCGGGTTTTGTTGCAAAGTTTGGCAATCGAGCAGCAATCAAGTTTGAGGATACATATCGAAAGTTTGTAATGTCTCCATCTGAGTCAGATATTTCATATGAAGATGAAGGATTCGTTTTCAATCTCTACAAAGCATCCAATGGAGCAGACATCCATAATCATGTCACAAATGCTCGATTGCATATTCGTATGGGAGGTGTGGTTTACGCAACCCTACCATGCAGTTATCTTGTCAATGGTATTATTGTAGTGGATGTTCCGATTGGCAAGCTCACTATTCCAATTTCCCGTGAGCATCTTGATACAACTCCTGCGAATAACATCGTGCTTGATAAGATCAAGACTAAGATTGCTGATCTATACAAGAAAGAAAGTGCAGAAACTCCCAAGATTTCGATGGGTGCTTACCTTGCAACATGCGGTCCATATGAAAATATCCCGCGTGAGTGGTTCACATTCTCAGCCCGTGAAACTTATCCAGCAGAATCAAAGATCGCATATTCATTCAAGCTGTATGATATGGGATATTCGGGGCGGGCTAAGTTTGATGCAAATGGGAAAATCGTGGTGTATACTGTTCCTGATAACAAATCCAAAAATGCATGGATTCGGCGGCTCGCTACCCATCTAACCACTGTTAAAGGCACTGCTTATGCTGGGTTTTCCTACATGTATGAAAATGAAAAGATCAAAATCGTGGATAACGATACGGGTAATATTGACTTCTCTGATTTCACATTCATCAGTATTCGCAAGGCTGGCATTCCTCCAATTCCACGAACAAAGGCAGATCCAAATGCGGTGAAGCGGTTCACCATGTATGAAGGTATGCAACGGTTGGGTGTATACACAGCAGAAGAGTTTGAAGAAATCACCACAGAAAAAACCGATTTCGATGTTTATGACAAGTGGTGGGAATCTGCTAAAACATTCGATGAGCTTGACAAGCGCACTGTATCTTATAAGCCTATTGTCGGATCGCATGGTTTCTCCACTCAGAGTGTAAACATGTTCAATCAACTTATTGAACTTGGATGGATTGATCGTCGATCCACCCTCTATAGGGATCAGGTTGCTCGTATTCAAGGTATTGTAAATGAGCGTCGTAAAGCGGTTGAGGCGACTTATAAGGTCAGTCAACTGATCAAGACGAATATCAATCCTAAAGCCATCGAGCGTCTTAGTAAGAAGCCATCTCTACTTTCCCGCTTCGACAATCTTGTAAATAAGATCAAGAAGGAAGACAGTACTCGCGGTCGTATTATCACTGCACTGAACAGCACTTACACGCAGATTCCCCGCGAGGACATTCGCAAAATCCTCAAGCTCACAGAGTAATAAAACGTTAGACTAAAATCAAATCACCAATTGACAACCAAGTAAACACTGATACAATACAAACATATGACATACATCATTAACCAAACCGGAATCGTCTTGTTCATTAACAACAAGAGCATCAAGATCGAAAAGTCAGATCGTCGTTATTCGAAGATCATCGAGTGCTTTTCATTGGACAAGCAACAGCAAGAATCTGCTGTTCTGCAAGTAGTCGAATCAGTAGCAACCAAGCTTAACAGCCTTCATGGTAAGGATGGGTTTGAAGTCGTGGATGATATTGTTTGGTATAAGGGTGAGCGTCTTCCAAATGCTCTCTCAACCAAGGTTAAGAGCATCATTCGTGAAGGTCTTCCTCTGGATGCATTTGAAAAGTTCTGGGAAAATATCTCAGAAAACCCAACTGCAAGCTCTGTAAATGAGCTGATGGAATTCCTTGAATACAAGGAACTGCCGATCACTGAAGATGGCTATTTCCTTGCCTACAAGGGCATCACAAGCGACGATTGGAGCATCCACGGCAACCTCAACACCGTCGTCGTGGATGGCGTCGTGGACGGTTCTGGACGCATCAAGAACGAAGTGGGAAACCGGATCGAGGTGAAGCGTCGGGATGTTGATGACAACCGTGATCATCATTGTTCCTTCGGTCTTCATGTTGGTTCTCTGGAATATGCAAGTTCTTTTGCATCAAAGGTGGTTGTTGTTAAGGTTAATCCAAAGGATGTTGTCAGTGTTCCAACTGACTATAGCTGCCAGAAGTGCCGTGTTAGTGCTTACGAAGTCGTGAGTGCTTATGAAGGGGAGATCCTATCTCCTATCACTTCGGAAGATGGCGATGAGCTTGTTGATGATAGCGTGAAGGAGCGTGATGAATTCGTGGAGCGTGTTTATCGCTACATTGACAAGAAGATCGGTGAAGGGGTTTGCCAAGTCACTGTTCGACAAGTTCAGAACAGCTTCTCTCCTGATTATCCTTCCCGTGAGAAGGTTCTGGATGCTCTTCAAGATCTTCAGCTTGGATGGTATGAAGACGAAGGTGTTCTTGTAATTGATCTTGAGTGATCGAATCATGAAGGGGGTGTGCTTAAACCCACACCCCCTTCTCACTAATAAAACGTTAGAGTAGAATAAAAACATGAAAGGTTACAAAGCAACAAAGAACATGAAGTGTCTAGATCTTACTTATGAAGTGGGTAAGACTTACAGCATTGATAAACTAACGATTTGTTCTCATGGATTTCATTTCTGCCAAGAAATGAAGGATGTGGTTAATTATTATCAACCAACAGAATATTTTGTTCTTCTTGAAGTAGAAGCACTTGGAAAGATGCAAACACAGGATAATAAATCTGCTACTGATAACCTCAAAGTAATCCGAGTTGTTCCAAAAGAAGAATATACTTTTGATGTCTGTCAGTATGAATACGATTCCTTTGGAAATAAGATCAAGGAAACCACTCCATGTGGAATTGTCTGGCAGTATGAATACGATTCCTTTGGAAACAAGATCAAGGTAACTACTCCATCTGGAGATGTCGTTCAGTATGAATACGATTCCTTTGGAAATATGATCAAGCGAACTAATCCATCTGAAGGTGTCTATCAGTGGGAATATGATTCCTTTGGAAACAAGATCAAGCAAACTTATCCATGTGGAACTGTCCATCAGTATGAATACGATTCCTTTGGAAACAAGATCAAGGAGAGTTATCCATCTGGAATTGTCTATCTGTATGAATACGATTCCTTTGGAAACACGATCAAGCAAACTTATCCATGTGGAACTGTCTGTCTGTATGAATACGATTCCTTTGGAAACAAGATCAAGGAGAGTTATCCATCTGGAATTGTCTATCTGTATGAATACGATTCCTTTGGAAACAAGATCAAGCAAACTAATCCAAATGGTGATACTTGGAACATCACGATTGAGGAATAAAACGTTAGAGTACTATAAAGCCATGAAGCAAACACTGATTAAAGAATACATTCGAAACAAGAAAAATGATCCACGGGGAGTGGCAATTGCCATCAAATCGAATGACCAAGTTTTTTATGGTTATTCCCTCTGCAATCCTTGTGACAAATACAACAAGGAGTTTGGTATTAACATCGCAGTTAATCGCGCTCTTGCGACAGATGGATACAGTCTTCCAGAAAGCCCTGAAACTGTTCGTACTATTGTTACGAAGTTTAAGAATTTGGAAGCTAGGGCGCTGCGATACTTCAAAGATCTAGCTCCCGAAAATATCGTATTTGACGCGGAATGATTAAGATTGCATCATCTTTGATGCCTGATGATGGGTTTTGTGTTGCGGTGAGTGGAGGCATCGATTCAATTGCTTGCCTCCACTTGCTGCACCGGATCTATAAAGATAAAGTTGCAGCTTGTCATATCAACCACAATTATCAATCGGTTAATGATGACATGCAATCATCGGTTTCAAAGTTTTGCAATGATTATAATATTCCTTTAAATATAATCGTCAGGCGCGGCGATGATTTGATTACTAATAATGTTGAAGCTCGCTTGCGTGAGTTTCGTTTGAATGCCTTTAAAACATTGCAAAAGGATGTTATCCTTTGCCATCACTTGAATGATGCAGTAGAGTCCTACTTGATGAATGCATTCAAAGGATGCCCTGAGTATAAACCAATTCAAGAAATCACCAAGTTGGATGGAGTTCCTTTCAAATTGATCAGGCCATTTTTAACCAATCCGAAACTTAATATTCAGCGTTACGCTGCTAATAACGGATTAATGAAATATATTGTGGAAGATCCATCCAATTCTGATAATAGGTTCAGGCGCAATCACATTCGTAATCAAATCATTCCCATGCTTGACGATTTTGGTTTAGAGAAAATCGTATATAAAAAGTTCTACCAGTAAATTAATAAAACGTTAGGCTACACTACACACATGAAGCAAGTCAAATCATACCAAACCAAAGACAATCGGCTGTTCAATGATCGAACGGAAGCAGAGAATCATGAACTGATGTTGAATATCCGTGGGTTCCTGCACACTTCTGGTCGAAACGGAAGTCTTAGCAGCACTGATGTTGCCAGCATCATCGCTAGTAATCAAGACGCTGTTTATGCGATTATCGGCAAGTATCGCAAAACCTTGGCGGGTATCAAGAGCAACGCTGTAAAGTAACCAAATGGCTATCAATTTTTCCAAGCTTGAAGAAATCACTAAAGCTTTGAAAAGTTCAAAGCAGACTGGTAAGTGCTTTCACACCACATTTGCATTTCGTGGAAGCAAGTTGCTTTCAATTGGAATTAACAATTATAAGAAACAACACCCTGCTCGTAAGTTTGGAAACTATGTATCAACCAAAGGAGGAGGAGATTATGTCGCTGGTATCCATTCAGAGGTAAGCTCTCTGATCAAACTTGGAATGGAAGATTGTAGCGACATTACCTTTGTGAACATCAGGGTTGACAATAACAATCGATTGGCTAATAGTCGTCCTTGTTCTAATTGTCAGAGAGTTTTAAATCAGATCGGTTACAAAAACATTTGGTTCTACGATGGAACAACTTACATCAAACATAACAACAACATCAAATAATAATGAAAGGTTACAAAGCAACAAACAACATGAAGTGTCTAGATCTTACTTATGAAGTGGGTAAGACTTATACTAGTGATAAACTAAAGATTTGTTTACATGGCTTTCATTTCTGCCAAGAAATGAAGGATGTTATCAATTATTATCAACCAACAGAAGACTTTGTTCTTCTTGAAGTGGAAGCTCTTGGAGAGGTTCAAACACAGGATAATAAATCGGTCACTGATAAACTTAAAGTAATCCGGGTTGTTCCAAGAGAGGAATATACTTTTGCTGTCGTTCAGTATGAATACGATTCCTTTGGAAACAAGATCAAGGCAACTGATCCATATGGAGATGTCTGGCAGTGGGAATACGATTCCTTTGGAAATAAGATCAAGCAAACTACTCCATCTGGAGATGTCTGGCAGTGGGAATACGATTCCTTTGGAAATATGATCAAGCAAACTACTCCATATGGAACTGTCTATCAGTATGAATATGATTCCTTTGGAAATATGATCAAGGAGATTTATCCATCTGGAACTGTCTATCAGTATGAATACGATTCCTTTGGAAACAAGATCAAGGAGATTTATCCATCTGGAACTGTATATCTGTATGAATACGATTCCTTTGGAAATAGGATCAAGGAAACTACTCCATCTGGAGATGTCTGGCAGTGGGAATACGATTCCTTTGGAAACAAGATCAAGGAAACTGATCCGTCTGGAACTGTCTATCAGTATGAATACGATTCCTTTGGAAATAAGATCAAGGCAACTACTCCATCTGGAAATGTCTATCAGTATGAATACGATTCCTTTGGAAATAAGATCAAGGAAACTGATCCATCTGGAGATGTCTGGAACATCACGATTGAGTAATAAAACGTTAGAGTAGAATAACAACATGAAGCAATACCTACACATTCGCTGGAGCGCCGTTCCAGATCAAACTTTTGTTTTGAACCTTGATCCAACCTTTGATCCTATCAAGGAAAAGAATAATCTGTTTTATCTCAAGCACAAGTCCTTTAACTTTCTAGGAGGAGAACCTCACTTTCAAATTACAACCCCTGACATTGCTGATCTACAGGGCAAGAAGCTTATCATCTCTCAGCGTGTCCTCAGTGTTAGTGATCTGTTCACTGTCATTCTGGCTGTGGATGCTGCTCGTCGGATGAATTTCAATTCCATTAAACTCATCCTACCTTATTTCCCTGCTGCTCGTCAGGATCGGGTTTGTAATGAAGGAGAACCTCTCACTCTGAAAATCTTCACTGATGTGATTAATCAGTGCAATTTTGAAAAGGTGTTTATCTTCTCTCCTCACAGTGAAGTTGCTCCTGCTCTACTGAATAATGTTGAGGTTGTGGATGAACTGGAATATGCTGAGAAGGTGATTGAACATAACCTGTCTCAAGATGCTCTGAACACCAAGTTCAATATTGTTTGTCCTGATGCTGGTGCTGGCAAGCGGGTTGGTAAGATTGTCAGTCACCTTGCCAATAAGTTCAATCGTTGTTCATTCAATCTGATTCGTTGTGAGAAGATCCGTGATGTAAAGGATGGCAGCTTGAAGGATTTCTTTGTTCAAGCTGATGATCTTCAGGGACTTCCTACAATCATCTTTGACGATGTGCTTTCGCTAGGGGGTACGTTTAAAGGACTTGGAAATGTTTTAAAATCCAAAAAAGCTGGTAAATGTATGCTATACACATCTCACTGTGATTGCTTGGAAGGTATCCAAAACATGGTAGGATTTTTTGATCATTTCTACACTGTAGATACAAAGAAAGACTGGGAATCTTTGGATAATAAACTGGATGGTAAATTTACATGTTTCCGTTTTAAAATTTAAAAAAGTCCAACTCATACACTAAATATATATGTATGAGCCAATTGATAAAACCTCAAATAAAATGGACGCCGGAAAAAATCCAATTGTTGAAGGATGAATACCCATCTGGAGATAAATCAAAATTAGCAGAGCGTTTAGGAATAAAAAGATCAACTCTTAAAGATGCCGCTAAAAGATTCAAAGTTAAATGTTTGCTACGCCCAAATGGACATCCTCCAAGAGGACATAAGGCTAAAGAATTATTAAATGATACATTAGAATCTTATTATTGGCACGGATTTATAATGGCTGATGGTCATATAACCAATAAGGGGGGTATACTAATTACATTGGCGGAAAAAGATAAAGAACAATTAGAAAATTTAAAATTGTTTTTGAATGTAGATCAGCCAATTGTTCATAAAATTTATAGCACAACATATTCTGAAGCAACCAAGTCTGTACACTTGGCTTTATTTGATGTAGATACTTGTAATAAGCTTAGGGAAAAATATAATGTAACTAATAATAAAACAACCAACCCGCCAAATCTTGATTCTTTACAAAACCAAGAAAAATTTATGTCATTTTTTATTGGGTTTTTTGATGGTGATGGATGTTTCGGTCGCGATTATAAAAATAAAGTCAGTATGATGAAGATAGAATGTCACGGAAGTTGGTATTCAACATTAGAATCGATGGGAATAAAATTAAAAGAATTATTTGATATTGGGTCAACTTTAAAAATGACCAAGCGTGGACATGCCTGTTTTAGAATTTATAAAAAAAGTAATTTTATTAAGTTGAAAAACTTTATCCATGATAACAATATACCAGCCATGAAACGAAAGTGGGATGGTGTTATATAAACACTCGATGATCAACTACTTTGATTGGTATTACACCACAGACAGTCGTCATAATGAAAAAGATTATGACTATGATAAATTCACTGTCTTTGAGTTCAAGCTGTAAGGAACTCTCTTAAAATTAATAAAACGTTAGAATACAATAAACACATGAAACCACAATACATCGAAATCAACGCAAACGGAAGCAAGTTTTACTACAAGGACAAAGCGATGACCATTCTAAATCATCGTGAAGACGGTCCAGCTCTTGAATATTCCACTGGTCGTAAAGAATGGTATTTAAATGGAAAGCTTCATCGTGAAGATGGTCCTGCTGTTGAACGGTGTGATGGTACCGTAAATTGGTATCTCAATGGAGAGATTCTAACTGAACAAGAATTCCTCAAGCGGACTGCTAAAGAAACTATCTTGACAATGGACGAAATTGCTGCTAAGTTTGGTATCGAAGTTAGTAAGTTGAAGATCGCTAAGTAAGGAACACTCTTAAAATTAATAAAACGTTAGAATACAATAAACATATGCAAACACAAGCACTAACACAATCAGATGCCTATAAACTGTCACACCATGGATTCATGAATCCGAAGACTGAATACATCTATGCCAATAAAACCGCTAGAGGAAGTAAGTATCTTCCAGTATTGAAACAATTTTATGATGAGAAAAGTGTTTTATTCGGTCTTCAACATTTCATCAAGGATTTCTTAATCAATGAATTTAATACTTCATTTTTCAATAAGCCGAAAGATGAAGTGATCAAACGGTTTAAGCGTCGATGCGATACATATCTTGGCACCGGGAGTGTTGATATGGATCGGTTTGAAGAACTTCACGATCTTGGATATCTCCCTATTAAAATCAAGGCTCTTCCAGAAGGAGCAAGAGTCAATATCAAGGTTCCATTTCTTACTATCATTAACACTCATCCAAATTTTGCTTGGTTGACTAACTATTTGGAAACCATCATTTCCTGTGAGATTTGGAAGCCTATCACCACTGCAACCATTGCATTTGAATTCCGTAAGATGTTCAATAAGTTTGCCATGGAAACTGTTGGCAACACGAACGGTGTTTGTTTCCAAGGGCATGGATTTGAGTTTAGAGGTATGAGTGGTCGGCACGATGCTGCCATTTCTGGCGCTGGATTCCTTCTAAGCTTTGCTGGAACTGATACCATTCCTGCAATTGATCTTCTGGAAGATTATTACAATGCTGACGCTGAAAAGGAATTGATTGCAGCATCGGTTCCAGCTTCGGAACACAGTGTTTCCAGCCTTGGAACATCATTGACTGGCGAGCTTGATTTCTTTCGGGATGCTATCACCAAACAATATCCAACGGGTATTGTAAGCTTGGTCAGTGACACCTATGATTATTTTAAGGTCATTACTGAATACGCTTCTATTCTAAAGGAAGATATCCTTAACAGAATTCCAAATGAATTGGGGCTTGCTAAAGTGGTATTCCGTCCAGATTCTGGAGATCCTGTTAAGATTGTTTGCGGCTATACTGAAGATGAAATCATCCGAGAAGATGGTAAGTTTTACGAAAAGGTAAAACTTCAATCTGAAGGTCCAAATAATAATCCTGTTCTAATTGAAACTAAGGGTGTAGAACTCACCGAAAACCAAGTCAAGGGATCTATCGAATGTCTATGGGATATCTTCGGTGGAACTGTATCTGACAAAGGATACAAGATGCTCAATGAACGATTGGGCTTGATATACGGAGATTCAATCACTCAACAACGAGCCTTTGACATTCTTAACAAGCTCAAGGATAAAGGTTTTGCATCTAACAACATTGTATTTGGTGTCGGTTCCTACACACTAAACCTACTCAGCAGGGATTGCCTTGGAATGGCTATTAAAGCAACTTGGGCGCAAGTTGACGGTGTTGGTTATGACATTTATAAAGATCCTGTCACAGACGACGGCTTGAAGAAATCCGCGAAGGGTCTGCTTAGAGTTGATCTAATCAACGGTGAATATGTATTGAAAGATCAATGCACCCGTGAAGAAGAAGAGGGTGGTGAACTTCAAGTGGTATTTTGTGATGGGCAACTCAAGAAGGACTGGACATTAGCTCAGATTAGAGAGAGAGTTAGCAAAAACTTCTAACGATATACCTTGAAGTAGGTCCACGGAGAAAAGTTCCGTGGACCATCTTCTAAAAATTCTATATTGTTTATGAGTTGAAAGAATTTTTTGTTCCAGTTGAAATGCCTCATATAACGAAAGGTTGAGTTCGTCAATAATTTCGAATTTTCTAGGTTGTCCATTTTTCTTAGACAAAAATTTCAAAGATTTTATTCTATCTTTTGTAGAGTTTTTACTAATTCCAATTTTGTAATATTTTCCATTATCAATTTTAATATAATATAAAATAGCTGGAACACTCTTAAAATTTTCATTATTCAGGAAAAACTCTTCACTATAACCTCCCAACAATTCAC